CATGTGTGACAACGAGTGGACGATTCCGGCGCGCCCGGACATGGCGATTGATGGGCAACGCGAGTGGGTTGCGGGCACTTACACGCGCGTGATCTCCGTTGCCGCCTCCAATATCTATATCAGCCGCTATGTGCCGCCCGCGACCTTTCCGGTCGCGTTTCGCATTGGGGAGCATTGCCCATGACCTTGCCTGAGTATCTGCACGGCGTGCATGACGCCGACGGCGCGCACCTGATGGATGGCTACCCTGGTTGGGTGGTGATCACGGAGGCTATCGGTCGAGACCCTAGCGACCGCAGTGGGCGCGATTATAGCGATCTGACGCGGCGAGGCCTCGGTGTCGTGGTGCGCCTGAACCACGCCCACGATGGGCAGAATGGCACGATCCCGCTGCCTGAGCATTACACCGATTTTGCGCGACGCTGTGCCAATTTTTGCGCTGCCAGCCCAGGTATCGCCGTGGTGATCATTGGCAACGAGCCGAATCACGCAAACGAGTGGGTCAACGGAGCGAAGATTGACCCCAGCGATTATGCCCGCTGTTACAGTGAGTGTCGCGCGTCAATCAAAGCCGCACGGCCTGGCTTGCCGGTGCTGGTGGCGGCGATTGCGCCATGGAACAATCAAAGTGGCGACTGGCTCGAATTTCTCAAAGCCGTGGCACGTCACGTTGATCACGAATGTGACGGCTTTGCCCTACATGCTTATACCCACGGCGCGGATCCCACTTTAGTCTATTCAGAAGAAAAGCGTAACGGCTGGTACTGGCACTTTCGCACCTATCGCGATCAACTCATTGCCATCTTCGAAGTACTAGGCCAGCGCGTAGATGGAAAGCTGTACCTCATCACGGAAACCGATCAAGGCGACGATCCATGGCTAGACGCGGATTCAGGCTGGGTACTCAATGCCTATCGCGAGATTGTGGATTGGAATCGCGGCTCAAACATGCCCGTCAGCCTGTTGGCCCTCTATCGCTCCAACCGCGATGACCGCTGGTCGTTTGCCGACAAGGAAGGCGTCAAAAAAGACTTTCGCCGAGCGGTCGAGCGCCGCTACAAAGCCCCTGCCCTATCTCTGCCCACGACGCCCACGCAGCAAGTCACGACCCATCTGCCCAGCATCAGCACAGGTGCAGCCGTGTCCCCAGCCTTGCCCCCGCGCGAGTGGGACGAGCGTCTGACCACGCGCGGCGTCACCATTGAAACGCCGCCGGTTGCGCCTGGGCAGCAATACTTTCGTGTGGTCAAGGCGCGCTGGTACAACGAACAGGAGGCGGGCGGGCGGCGCAACATTTTCGTTGCGGTGTTGACCACGGATGGGCGTGTGGTGGCCGGTGTGCCCTTTGTGACGACCTGGGCAGATGAGGCAGTCACCAATTACACCAAAGCGGGGACGGGCTTCGAGGCGGGCAACTTTGTGATGGGCAAAAGCCTCAACGAATTTTCGGTGCGCATCGACGCGGGCGTGCCGAGCGAGATTGTGCATGGCATCGGCATGGGTGCTGACGGCAATGTTGCCATCCACACGGCGACGGAACTCACCTTTGTCCTGACCACCATGCCCGCGGCGGCACCGACGCCCGCGCCGCAGACGCCCGTGACGGTGCCAACATTGGCGCACCCTGTCCAAGACCCTGCCAAACGCGTCATCTCCCAACGCTTTGGTGACAACCCGTTGGACTACGCCAAGTTTGGCCTCGCCGGACACGCCGGCCTTGATTTCGCCGTGCCAGAAGGTACGGTTGTGTGTGCGGTGGATGGGGGCGTGGTGCTGGAGGCGGGCGAACTGCCGGACTATGGCATGTACATCAAATTGCGTCACCCCTGGGGTGAATCGGTCTATGCCCATTTATCGACGATACGCGTCGAGCAAGGCATGGCGGTCGCACGCGGCGAGCCGATTGCCCTCTCCGGCAACACGGGCAATAGCACAGGGCCCCATCTGCACTATGCCATGCGCGTGTTCCCCTCTCAGCGCGGCTATCCCTATGACGGCTTTTCCGATCCCGCGCCCTACCTGATCAACGCGGGCGCGCCGACAGCGCCCACGCCAACTGGCGACTTGCTACCGCTGATCAAAAACGCCGCCACCAAGTTTGGCCTGGAGTGGCAATTGTTGGCGAGCTTGGCCTGGGCTGAGTCCAGTTGGGACGCCGATGCGGTGAGCGCGGCAGGGGCCAAAGGGCTTTTGCAGGTGATGGCCGCAACGTGGGGCGAATGGGCACCACGCGTGGGGGCCAGCGAGATTACCGATCCTGCGCAGAATTTGGCGGTCGGCGCGGCCTATCTCGCGTGGTTGTTGCGCCAGACAAACGGCAATGCCTATCGCGCCTTACACGCCTACCTATGGGGCATTGGCAATGTGCTCAACGATTTACCCGTGCCGGGTGATGTGGCGGCCTATGCTAACAAAATCGTACATGGCCGCGATTTACTAGTCGCGGTCAGAGCTTAGAAAGGACGATTCACATGAACATTGATGCGCAAACTCTCACAATCGCCGTGTCAATCATCGCCGTCCTCATCGCGGCAGTTGGCTATTGGCAGAGTGGTCGCCCCCTCACCCTACAAGGGCTGACCGAGACGGCCAAGAGTGCGGGCACCATCGCCACTGAGCTTTATGAGGTGGCGTATGCCGGGTCGCAGCTCGCGCAGGAGATGAAGCGCACGGGCAAAATCACCAGCGGCAGCGAGGCTGAGCGCGTGGCCGCCGACTATGTGAAGAAGTTCTTCCCTGATGTAGACGAAGAGACCGTTTTGCAGGTCGTCAACGCCGCCTACTTTGGCGTGCAGGCGCTGGGCGTGGAAATGCCCGATTTGACTATCGTCGAGCGACCGCCTGGCCCGTTGGGAACGACGCTCAAGCGGTAGGGAAGCTGAACAGTTATGGCGCTTGTGCCCAAACAAAGGGCTTTTATCGAAGAGTATTTGCAATGCTGGAACGCCAGTGAAGCCGCGCGGCGAGCCGGATACTCGGAGAAGACCGCAGGTTCCATCGGGCATGAGAACCTGAAAAAACCTGAAATTTCCGCAGAGATTGAACGGCGCGTTGCGGAAAGCAAAATGTCGGCGGATGAAGTCCTGGTCCGTCTTGCTGATGAAGGCCGGGGCACCCTCGGCGACTTTATGGACATTGCCGACAATGGCTTGCCCGCCTGGAATTTCGAGAAGGCCGCCACCGCCAACAAGCTGCACCTGATTCGCAAGATTAAGACCAAGACGGTGACGACGCACCGCACACGCGGTGAAGTGGAAGAGGACATTACCGAGGTCGAGGTCACGCTGGAGCTTTATAGCGCACAAGCGGCCAAAGAAATCCTCGCCAAGCATCACAAGTTGTTGACCGACAAAGTGGACGTGCATCACAGCGGCACGATTGATTTTACAGCCGATGAAGCGGCCCAGGCCGACCAGGAACTCAAGCAGTGGCAGCAACAGCAATCCGACCTCGAATCTTAGAAGACACGGACACCCAGCGGCGCAAAGTCGAGTGGCTCAAATGCTCGCGCAGCATTGCCTATTGGCTGGCGACCTATATCTATATCTTCAATGCCACCGACAAGGATTGGGTGCGCTTTGCCCTGTGGCCTGCGCAGACGGCCACGCTAGACAAACTGGCGCGTGAGTTTCAATCTGTCGTGCTCAAGGCGCGCCAGTTGGGACTCTCCTGGTTGACCTTGTGCTATGCGCTGCACCTGATGATCTTCAAGCCTGCGGCCACGGTGCTTATCTTCTCCAAACGCGACGACGAAGCGGAAGAGTTGCTGGATCGGCTCAAGGGGATTTATTTGCGCCTGCCGCCGTGGATGCAAGCGCGCAAGGTGCTGGAAGATTCAGGCCACGACTACAAGCTCTCCAATGGTTCCAGTGCGAAGGCGTTCCCCACGACGGGCGGGCGCAGCTATACCGGCTCGCTGGTGATTGTGGACGAAGCGGATTTTGTGCAAGACCTGGACGCCCTGATCAACGCGGTCAAGCCCACCATCGACGCCGGTGGGCAGATGATCATGATCTCCACCGTGGACAAGAGCCGTCCGGAGAGTCCGTTTAAGCGCATTTACCGCAGCGCCAAGCGCGGGCACACAACCTGGCAAGCCATCTTCCTGCCCTGGCACAGCCGCCCTGGGCGCACGCCGGAGTGGTATGCGGCGCAAAAAGCCGATGTGCAGGCCCGCACCGGCGCGCTGGATGATCTTCACCAGGAATACCCCGCCACCGACACGGAGGCCCTGGCCCCGCGTAGTTTGGACAAGCGCATTGCGCCGATGTGGATTGAGGCGTGCTTCGAGGAGTTGGAGCCATTGGGCCATGTGCCAGGTTCCCCTGGCATCCCTGGGCTGGAAATTTATGTGCCGCCACAGGCCAATCGTCGTTATGTGATCGGGGCGGATCCCGCCGAAGGCAATCCCAACAGCGATGACAGCGCGCTGACGGTCGTCGATGTGATGAGCGGCGAAGAGTGCGCGGTGTTGGCGGGCAAGTTTGAACCCAGCACCTTTGGCGGGCATATCGCCACGGTGGGCGCGTATTACAATGGCGCGCCGGCGATGATTGAGCGCAACAATCACGGCCATGCGGTGATCCAGTGGGTGCAGGAGCATGGCAAAGGCGTGCGGCTGCTCAATGGGCACGACGAGCATGTGGGGTGGCTCAGTAGCAAGTTGGGCAAAGCTCTGCTCTACACCGAGGCGGCGGATCATTTCAAAGCCAACAGCGAGATTGGGGCGAAGGTGTTGCACTCGTTTGCGGGCTACACCCAACTCGCCTCGATCGAAGGGACGAGCTTACGCGCGCCGGAAGGCTTGCATGATGACCGCGCCGATAGCTATGCGCTGGCGCAAGTAGGCAAGGCGGCGAGCATCGTCAATAACGCCGCGGTTCGACAATCACCGGTGACAGGGCGCGGCGGCTCGCCGATGGTGCGCCGATCCACGCGAAGGGCAAACTGATGGCACCTACCCAGCAACGCACGCTTCTCCAGCGCATTACTGAGTTCTTTACCACCTCAAGTGAGGCCGTAATCAACCAGGTCAGGACTTTTACGCGTCGTTGGCGTAGCTCGTGGCGGCAGCCAACGAACGATTGGGCGCGCAGCGATTATGCCTTTTGGAAGCGAGCCTATTATGGGCGGGCTGTGGGGCTGGAGTTGTCGGGGCTCCTGATTAAGCCGCTAGTCAGCAAGGTGGCGGCCTGGACGCTGGG